ACAAACTACATGATCCCAAGGCTTTAGCTGACAGGGTTAATGGTTATTTAATAACAGATCAACATGTTCCCCTTATTGGACACTATTTGGCTGCGTTGAAGAGAGTTTATAAGTTGGGTCAATGTAATGACGTTGAGAACATGGAGCACGATGTTAAGTATCGTCACAAAAATGGCCCGTATCCTGTCGATGTCTCTTGCGAGCATGACAGGGCTATGGTTCATTGTGTGGCTAACTTGCTGGGTTTACTCGATGTGGAAGTCATTAGATTGGCAAAAGCCTTGAATGCCGCTAGGACCGAGGAGGACCTCAAGAACATAAAGGTTTTCGTTAAGGGTGTTGAAGACCCTACCTTTAAGTTCTACTGCGTGTGACCGCTTGTGACCCGTTCCTTGGGTCGTTAAATGTAAAGGTTGGGGTGGTGGTCGGCTCCGTAATTTAAAGTAAGCGAAATGACCAATAATAGGAAAACACCTCGTAGGAAGACAGTGACACGTAAGAAACGTACTAACGGTCGACTTAAAGGTAACATGCAGTCCATTCACGTGAACTATCGAGAGTTGTGGTCACCGGTGTTAAGTGTGGTTGGTAGTGGGGATTCCACTCCGCCATACTTGCCCTTTGTACCAGGCAACTCGGGTTTACCACAATTGGATGCTCTGGGAACCCTCTACGAATCCTATCGTATGACAGGTCCTGTGATTGTTGAATACAAAGCCACCGCTAGTATGATCATTTCTGGCTCAGTTGTAGTCGGGATTGATTATGATGCTAGAGACGTGGTTTTGGGGTATCCGGGCGTAGCTGCCTTGAATCCCAAAGCTGTCGGTTCGGTTTTCAAAGATCACAAGGTTGTAGTCACGCCTGATAGGGCCATGAATAAGAAATGGCTATTCTGTAGTGGGCAAGTTCCTGGAGAACCAGCGTTCGCCGTTGGGTATTCGACAACCTCTGCTAATGCGGGGGCGGTGGGTGATATATGGTGTGAATACACCATTGAATTCATCTCACCTAGGGTTCCTAATTTCCGAATTTCTGATTCAGTTACTCTTATTCAACCCGATGGGACGAC